ACCAGCACCAGAATTGACTATACGAACTTCCTGAACTGATTGCAATTTAGGATTAGCATTTAAATTGCAAACATTGATACCTCCAATCATGGTAGCGATACCAACTGCTGTAACTCCACCAGCAGGGGCAGATGTCAGACCTACAGTGGGTACGCTACTATATCCACCACCTCTATTTGATATTGTGAATAGTCTAACTCCACCATCAAAGATAGCACTTGTTGCTGTTGCTGTTACACCTGCTCCAACAAGGGTAAGAGTTTGTGTGGGTCCTTGAACCGTGTTAATACCATCATCAGTTTGTCCATCATAATCCTCGCCAATCAAATTATTATCTACGTCTTCAATTCCAGTTGCAATGACTTCATCTTCCAGGCGGAAGAGTTCACAATACAGTTCATAGACATAAAGATTTTGTAATTGATAATATGGTTTTGCATATTCAATATCTTTAATCTCGTAGATTCTATCATCAAGAGGGAACCAAATGAGATCTCCACTCTTTGGTCTGGTTGATAGTTTTACATTTGCTTGATCTTCAATTAAAGGAGTGATATAGTTTTCAAATCTTTCCCTTGAGATAATTAATCTTACTTCATCCTTTGATTCAATTCCAAATTTTGACAAAATATTTCCTGCACCCGAATACTGATCATAATTATCAACATAGGCTTCAAGAGGAAGTGCTATGTCAAACTTTGACTGTACTACTTCTCTTATGACAGTATTTTCTGTCATAAATTTTCTAGGCAGATAAAATATATCTACTCCGTAAGTCCTAAGTTGTTCATTTATCAAATCCTGAACAAGATTTTGCTCAGACGATGTACCTTGAGTAAAGAAAGGATTTAGTACCATGATATTAACCTATCATATCAAGAGGAGGAAGTTCATAAGTATTTGACATCTGCTCCCTGATAATTTCTAGATCTTTTTCTGCATCATCATAGATTTGACGACCATTAAGTTCAATTCCTCCAGGAAGTTTGACTCCTTGGAACTTAATTAAATTCTGTCCCCACTGTCTCTTCATCAGAGCAGTAAGATATTTCTTCAGGAATGAATTATTATAAACTTTAGTAAAATCGTTTGGGTCAATGAGCCTGTAACAATCTATAATTAGATAATCATCTTTACTTGCTGCACCCCAATCAAAGTCTAGGTATAATCTATCTTGAGTCTTATTAAATCTAATATATTTTTCTGTTCCTAGTGCAAAGTCAAGGTCCTCCAAATATCTCTTAGTCATAGCATATGACAAGATTTCGGTGGAACTAAAAGTATATACATCATTTAAAAATAACTGATACTTAACACTAAACATATTATTAGTAACAGTATTTGACCCATCAAATCTGAAAATTTTGTTTACTCCAAGAACAGCAGGAGGAATCTGTAAAAAATTACTATTTTCTTCAAAAGAAAAAGTAGTAGAAATTCCAACTGTTGAGGTAGCAGTAGTTGTTACAATACCGATAGGATTATTTCCTCCTCTTGCTCTACCTCTATCAATATCTTCTTGAGTAATTTTATATTTTAAAAAAGTCTGTATTACTCCATCAAAATGTCTTTCATGAAAGTACTGCAAAGCATCATCAACCAGATCATCTACTTGCTCGTCTGCGATGTTAATTTCTAAGACAGGAGCACCTAACTGCCTTTTGCAATAGTTTATTAGATCCGTCCTACTTGCTGGTTGTGCCATTTATTTCACAAGTTTCCTAAGTGTATTTAGGGTGCTGAAGATACTGGATTATAAACATATACATTTCCATTTGCCAGACTATAGATTGTGCTCCCAGAACTTACTAAAATATCATATACATATCTACCCTCAGTCAAATTTCTGGTATCAGTTCTTCCAAGAGATATTGACATTTTTCCATCATATGCACTACTAAATCCTACGGTAAATGCCGTTGTAATTCCAAGTGTTGCACCAACTGCAACACTTTTGGATATGGCTGCTGAACCAGTATAATCTGTTAGATTAAAAGCAGCATTAGATGTATCTAAAACATTTAAATTTGCCGAAAAATCTGATCCACCATAAATTGTCAGATTTAATCCATAGGGAACACCAGAGTCTGGATCAAATGTGATATTTTTAGTTGCCATTTGCTAGCCCTATTACTTGCATTGTTTCTTGCTGTTTATAATAAAGTTTTGCAAAAGATTTTGCGATGTTTTTTAGCATATCACGATCATCACAATTATCTATATCAGTCGCAATCTGCTGATATGCAAAACTTTTTGACAAATTTTTAAGTTCAATGTTGCTAGGATCCATTTAATAACTCCTTTAGTAGAGACTTAATTTCGTTTAGTTCACTTTTCATGTTAGCAAAATCCTGCTCAATGTTTTGTATTTGATGATTCTTTTCATCTTTTACTTCACGTCTTGCAAGATATTGTTGATACTCAAGAGTATTAACATTTATCACTGCATTTGTATAAGGATCTCTCGCAAGATCCTTATGACCATCTAATCCGTAAAAGTCCATTATGCCAATGCGATTACTCTGAGATCCTTTATTCTTGGAACAAAGGATTGACTATTAGACACTAAAGAAATTTTAATTCTATAGGTTCTAAACGCTGGAAGTTTGTCAGCACTAAAAGTATACTCTCTAAAATCAAGATTTTCACTATCAAAGGAGCGAGTATTTGATTTTAAGACAAACGAATCAGATTCGCCGTTGTTGTTTTCAGCAGCGATAACCTGTCCCCTAGAGTTAATATTAGAATATCCAGGGAATGGTGTGAATATTGGTTCTAAACCAACATCATTATTCACCGCATAGAATGCTCTAATATCTGCATCTTCTCCAACATGTGCAGCCAGTATAATTTTAATCGAAGATGCAGAATTTTCAAGGACAATCTCCTTAGAAATGTATTGACATCCTGTTGGATCTTCATCGATAGTATTTACTCTAGCGTCATTTGCATAATCAGTAACGATATTATTAATTCTATTAGAAGTTAAAATCGTATTTACTCTTTGAGAGTCAATTACAGGACTTATTCGACTATCAGTGGTATTCAGAGAGAGATTCATTTGCATGGATTTACCACCAACCACATTACTTAGATTTAAATCCTCATTGACCTTGGATGCGATCATTCTTGGAGTATCAAAATAATTTTTTTGATTAATTACAATATCTTCAAATCCTGAATCTACGTAAGGAATTTCATTTCCACTAAAACTCTTACTTGTTATAGTTCTCAATCGTGCATTGATATTTGTTCCTGTAACTGTAAGATTTTGTACTTGTGGTGTTACAATTTCAAACGGCATGTTTTGAGTCGCTCTAACATTTTTACCACCAGTCGATTTACTGTCTCGAATATAAAGTTTGGGGTGACCAATATCAGTGCTTCGATCAGTTCCTGTCGTAGATGTCAAATCCAATTTGACTTTGTAAGAATCAAACGTAAATTGATTTGCTTCCGTCACATCACTTAGATCATGAATTCTATTGATTCTATCTAAATTAATACCAGAATTCTCATATTTAAATACAGGAGTTCCTACTGGATATGTTCTAGCATCGGTTCCTCTTACAATGTCGCCGCCAATATTATTACCAGAAACATTTGTATACTTAATAACCTCTTCTCCAATCAAAAGATATCCTACATTAGTTGTTCCAACTCCAACTCCCTCAAAAGTTGAGAAAGTCGTAGCAGATCCAACGGCAATAGATCCAGTTGAACTTGAACTATACTCAGCAGTAAGTTTAGTTGGTTTAACATCAGGGGAGACTCCAGAAATAGCAACAGAGTTTTCTGAGAAATACATCCCATGATTTTGATGGTTCACTGTAAAATGATTACCATCACGATCTACATTAATTGATACAATCTGAACATCTCCTCCAGGAGCTCCTGGAAGATCGTTATTCAGAGTTGTTGCAGCACCAGCACTTGTGAAGTAACCAAGAGACTTACCTGATCCAACAACAAATTCACCTTGAACGTTGTTAAGAATAAGTTCATTAGTAAAACCAATTCCAGAAATAGTCAATCTTGCATTCCTTCCGACTGATGCTATACCAATAGTTGTGATGCCAAGAACATCACCAACTTGATACCCAGAACCTCCATTTGAAATTGTCGCACCACTGGCAACTATAGATCCATCCTTAATACTAATGTCTGCTGTTGCACCTCTACCATTTCCTGTTATGGTTACCAAATTAACTCCACTAAACGTGAAACTTCCATCAGCAGGAGTATAACCAAGACCAGCGTTACTAATAGAAAGATTTCCAACTGCTGATCCTGCGGTGCCTACAAGGTCTCCTGTGGCATTTGTTCCCAATTGATAGAATGTATTTCCAATCTCATAACCAGAGTCGGCCACAGTCGTTCCTAAACCAACTCTAATTTGTCTAGAGTTCATGATAATTGAATCTGGTAGCAGTGTTGGAATTTGATTATTTCCTCTGGTAAGTTCTGGACTATAGAACTCTACTGTTCCATTATCAAGAAAATCTGCTCTGTAAAGAGTAAATTTAAGATCTTCCCATTGACTTGGTTCCCATGTGGTTCCATTTTGTGATTTGAATAATGATCCAAGGTATGGTTGATTAGAAATAAATGTATCTGTAATTAAATCATTCTCTCCAACTCTCGAAATGAACACACTATACTTGGTAGAATTGGACAATAAAGTAACACAGTACTCACTACCACCTTCAACATACACTGGTGCTTTGAATTGGATATTCGTTGCAACAGATCCATCACCAGAAGTTTGAATATCTTCTGGATCTAAAACAACTTCAGAAAAAGGAAGAACTTTTGTACTAGGAAGACCATTTTCTATAGTTCTGATCTGCATAATAACAGGAATATCCATGTCATCTTTTGATCTAAAGAAAACATCGCAACTTGTTAAAAATACTCCAGTGGTGTCCTCTATAATAAATGATTGAGACAAAGGATCTCTTCCTCCACCCCATCTTCTTGGCGGTGGTGGAGGTGGTCTAAAGAATAAAGTTCCCACTCTCTGCGTTCTATTTCTAGTTCCAATGACTGTACTATCAACAACTTCAGTTCCAAGATCTCTGTTAACATTTGTACTTTGGAATTGTTCTTGTTCCTCTACTCTTGCATTTCTAACAGAAATAATATTTTCCTGAACTGTCTCTAATGTTCCAGAAGAAGAAAAACCTTCCTCTGCAATTGTAACAGCATTATCCTGGTTATTATCAATGTCGTCTGTTAAAGTGAACACTTTACTTCCCGTCTCAAATCTAGGGAAACTCATATTATTTGGATCTGGAATAAAATAACTACCTATCAGAGCAGAAGACAAATCAGATAAAAGTCTTACATTTGATACTGTTGCAACAGCACCACTAGTTTGTCCACGAAGAGACATACCCTCTCTAATCCATCCATAATATTGCCCCTGAGCTTCATTTGCTAATGAGAAAGTATCAACATTTAAAATAGTTGATGTCGAAGAATAACTAGAAGATAAATCCTGATTAATGTAAGGATTTTGTCTAAATGTTTTTGTTGGTGCGTCGTAGGCACCTTCTTTATGATTTGATTGAGCTACTCTAAATTGAATATAAGGAGATGATGGAAGTACACTTGAACCAACATCACCTACAACTGGAGTTGTTCCAATTATAGTTTCTCCAACTTCAAATACACCGGAGCTCATTGTAATTTCCATCAATTTTGGAACACAATATTTGCTAACATCAACACCATCAAAGAAAGCATACATTCTTGTAAGTGGTTTAACTTTTTTAGCGACAAATTCAACGTTACGAGATCTCATGAATGGAATGAGATCTCTGCTTACCACTCTGTCTCCAACAGATTCTCTATCAAACTGTTCTGTAACAATAGTTCTAGATCCAGTTCTTGATCGTGTACCAAATTCCCTTCTTGTTACAAGATCTTCTTCTACAACATTATCTACAACTGTTCGTGTTGTCCAGGCTATAGCATTGCCTGTGCCAGTGATGATCTGATTTGGTTCATTTTGAATGACTCTCTGTCTGGTAGATTGAATCGCTTCAATACCAGTCCAATTAGTTTCCCAGGAATCCCATATTATAGGACCAAATCCAGTTTGTGGATCAATGATTCCATTTTCAACCATATTACTGAAAGTTTCAGCATAGTTACCTTCAGCTTCTATTATCTTAGCTTCAAGTCTTGCAGTGTCAACCCAATTATCTGTTGCAGGGGTTAATTCAACGGTTCCATTCCAAAAACTTATTAGAAAAGGAGTAACACTTTCAGTTCTAGTAGCGAAATTTTGCTTTATATATTCAATTTCAGAATAATCCAAAGTAACAATATCATTTTGTTTTCTGATATTAGTTCCTTCTACAATAGAAAAATTCAAATCTGCTGTTGGATCTGCATCAACAACTGGACCAAAGATCATATCAACAGAATTAGTATAATGTCTAGGTCTCAATTCGTTATATTTTCTGTCGATTGAATTATTAATTTTAAATACATCATCTTGTGCCAGAAAATCATTAAAATTATCAACAAAAAATCCAGATTTAAATCTATTCAAACCTTCACTATCAGAAATGAAAAGGTTTGCAGTTTCTTTTTCTAAAAGTGAAAGAGTTGTATAATATTCAAGACTCTTGATTCTATTCTCAAGTTCCTTGATATCCTTCATCTTAAATCTCTTATGCTGTAAGAATGAAAGTCTTGCGTCTTTTACATTATAGAGATATGGAGGTAGTTCTACTCTACAAACTTCAATTGCATCATCAACAGGATCCGGTTTTTGTGGGGTGTCTGATGGAGTTCCGTAGATGACTTGGAATTTTCCACTCTTAGATAAAAAGACTCTATCAATTCTTCCTTGATAGTACGCAAAATCAGCCAGAATCGATTCATTTGAAGCTAATGGATTTGCTGCAGATTGTCCAGAAGCATCAAAAGTTCTGCCGAAGAATTCAAGAGGTGATCTAGAATTTTCTGATACAGTATAATTTGAAACTCTAGGTCTAATATCGATAATATCAGAGTTTCTAAAAATCTTTACTTTTTTAATTTCATTACTATAATCAAACTGTCTATATGAATCAACTGTTGTTATATCACCATCATCTGTACTAGAGTATGAGGCGCTAGAAAAATAAACTTTTATCTGTTTTGATGGAGCAGAAGAATCATTCTTTCTCTTAATTACTCCATGATCATAAAAAGTAACTTCTTGACCAGTTTTGAAAGTGTAATTGGATGAAATATTAAAACTTGGTGATGATAAAGTTGATATTAATGAAGTTGCATTTGACTCCTCAAATACAACTGTCTCCCCTTCTATAAATGAAATCTCATTTTTATAAATTAAGGCAATAGTGGAATCATTCAATTTATCTACAACTATAGCAGTAGCACCACTCGTCTGCCCAACAAATTTTTCTCCAATTAAGAGTTCTGCTGTTGTGGTTGAATTTGTAGTTATTGATTGTAATGTTGTTTGAGGTGCAGACGCTGCAGAGGTATCTGCAGATTCAAATACACCATGTATTTCAATAATGTCAGGTGTATTTAAAGATATAATTTCATCTTCTACCCTTACACCAAACGGATAACTTCCGTATTCTAAACCATTATTCAAAGTTGTTGATCCTATTCCAGATCCAGCAAATTTTGATTTATTTACAATAATAGAGTTAACTCTATTATTAATTTTTTCCTTTGCTTTTGGTTTTACTTTTCTTAAAGTTGCAATTAAAGTTGCTCCTGTATCAGCAGTTCCAAGATTGCGTATTAACAAGGTAGACCCTGTAGTAGAAATATCAAATTTATCTGCACTTAAAACTTCTGTAGATCCATCAGATCTAATCAAAAGATACCTTTCCTCATCAAAAGGTAAGAAGGACTCATTTGTCCCCGCAACAACTTGTGCAGATAATTCGTTATTAGCAATATTAACACTAAATGTTTTTCTAATTACTAACGTTGAATTATCAAGATCTACATTAGAAACGTTTGATTTTGATAAAGGAGTGAATAGAGAATTTCCGGAAGAAGATGCTAGTTCTGTAGTAAGAATTTTAAGATCAGTTACGCTTAAAGTTGATGCTGGTAAAAATCCACTTGAAATACCAGAAACTGCAGATACTCCCTCTACAGAAATATCATTTGTTCCAACACTAGTAACTCTAGCAATAATAGGATCTCCATCTAATCCTGGAGTTGTATCACTATATTGAATTAAATCATTTTCTTTTACTAGAGTACCTGGGAAATTAGGATTACTACTTCTAATAGTGCTAATTCCTCCAGAGAGAGGACTTACTGTGGCAATACCAATAGTAGATGCATTAGATTGAATTACATCAGCACTGAAAGTATTAATTCCAGATACTCCATCATTTGTACCATAGACAGATTTAACGTTTGAAATATTATGTTCAGTTACAGCTATTGCTATTCTACCATCAGTAATACCGTTAAAAATAAGTTTTTCGTTTGGAATGAAACTACCGCTGGTTTCATATACTGTCATAGCAGTTCCAGCAGAAACTGCATGTCTCAGGAATCCAGTGGCACCACTACTATTTCCTTTTACAAAAGTGGGAATAGATAAAGTATGCGATTGATTCAGTGCAATATCAGTTGTTGTTTGTACATCATAAAGAGCGAGATCCCATTCATTAACATTTGAATTAGACGCACTATAAGCGCCGGATTCCAATTTAAAGTCATATACCCGTGCAACTCCAATTTCATTACCAGGAGCAGTTTCTGAATTATTTCCCACTCTCTGGTCTCTTAAACTAACAAAATAGGTATTTCCAATTCCTATTGTTGGAGCTCTATGGACTCTATTTAATCTAAGAGTTGGTCCAGTGCTGTAAATTATATTTTGACTTTTAAGAACTTTAGTCGTTCTTGGTTTATCAACGTCTATATAAACAGCATTAGTAGTTTCAGTTTCAAACCCTTTGATGTAGGCTTTTCCTGGAGATACTTTATATAAAATTAAATCGTCAGTTGGTGTTACTCCTCCGGGGGTAAATTGACCTGAATTAAATAATCCACCATTACCTATGTTATCATTAAGTGATTCCGAAACACTTACATCAAAAGATTTTACATAGTAATTTCCAGACTCATCAAAAGTTCTTCTTGCAAGTGTTTTCGTAATATCATTAAAGCTAGTTCCACCATAAAGATTTTTTACAGGGTTATCCTGCAGAACACCATCAATTACAGTTGCCAGTAAAGTAAAATTATCATCATTATAATCATCTAATGCTTTTTTAAATAAACTTACAGTGATTTTGAATCTATCAGCTCCAGGTGCAGAATAATTACTAAATCCCTGCGAATTATCATTAAGGGTTTCATCAAGATCAGCGTTTATAATTTCTTCATTAATAAAAAAACCAATTCTATAACTAGGACTACTTGTATATTGATCTAGTATTAATGTTTCTCTTTCTACGTTGACAAAATTACCACGAATAAAATATATTCCATTATCAATCTGAAAC